CAATTTTTTTTGGGCAACGCTTGCCAAGTGGATCATTTCGTTGGCGTCAACGATATGGTTTTTTGGCCGAGTGGTTAAAGTGGCGCGCGGGCTGCTTCGCTGCATAACTTTGCGGCCCTTGCTAAATCGCTCGTTTAGTTGTGAAAGTTGTTGATCGCTTAATTCCTGATGCTGCGAAAATTCAAGCCCAACGAATTTAAGCCGGTAAGCGGCGGCGCGCTGGGTGATCCCTTGTAATTGTTGATACTCTTTGTGTGTCATAATATAATAGATTGAATGTACTGCAAATGTAAATACAAAGTAAATATATTTTCAAATTTATCTACTCTTTTTTATACATCTGTAAAATTCTGGTGAAAAACTCTAAAAAATGATCGGTTGAACGGGCAATAAAGTAAATACCTCCCGCCCGCTCAACTTCAAATTGTCTGCGCTTTTGATCCTCGCTTTGCCGATCTTTTCCGGCTTTCACTTCAATCCCGACATACCTACCACGAATACAGCAAATAACGTCCTCAGTTCCTTTACCGCCGTTCGACTTTCGATGTACGCCTTTTGCGGCGTCCCAAATACCTACGGTATTAATGCGTACCGCAACGCATCCGGGCTGAAAATTTACTACTCGGATAATATTTGCCTGTATTTGATTGGCTGTTTCGGGCTTAATCATTCAAAGTAATTTTTTATCAAATCGTCTATTTGTCGCATCGTTGCTACTTCGTTTTTGACGCTGCAATAACTCCTATAAAAATAAAGCGTTGGTAATATGCTTTGGAGCTTCTGTTTGTCGTATTTATACAACTCGCATGTTCGTTTGAGTATGTCGGCTGACTCTTTGCACCATTCATCAATGATACTAAAACTATCAATAACGGATTGAATGTCGGCTTTAATTTCCTTCCTCATATCAAAACAAAGATAGTTGCTTTTTAGACTCAACCGCTGCCGCGCAATTCCGGGCCGCCAAATCAAAGTAAGACTCTTTTAGCTCAAATCCAATGCCTTTCCGGTTCATCTTTACCGCTTGGAATACTTCGGAACCAATACCCATAAAGGGAGTCAAAACCGTATCGCCTTCGTTCGTGTAAAGATGTATTAACCTTTCTATGGTCGGCAATTGTAGCGGACATATATGCTTTTCATCTTTATCATCTCTGCCGTTCGCATAACCCTGTAAAGTGTCGCTATAATCTATGTCCATCCAAACGGGAGATGCGTATTTTTGCCAGGTATCTACCGAAATAGGGCAATGTACTGGATCTTCCCTTTCTCCATCCTTTCTAAAAACTAAAACATAATCAGGAATACCAACACGGCTCATTGTTGAATCCTTTTTGACTTGCTTATGCAGCAATCCAAGCGCTTTTGTACGCTGCATCTCAATTACCGGATTTTTCCAAATTGTAATCCTTGAATGGTAAATAAATCCACAAGCATCAAATGCCTGTATTATCATTCCGCTAAAATCGCGCAACCCAATATACCCTTCTTTGCCTTTTTGAATTGGCAAATCCATACAATGCACCGCAACGTTGCGACCTTGCTTAATTACCCTATAAAGCTCTTTTACTAAAAAATTAAACTGCTCTATAAATTCACTATAACTTGAACAGTTACCCATGTCTTCAACGTGAGAGCTGTAAGTATAAAGCTCTGCAAATGGCGGGCTAAAAACGGAAAATCCAATCGACTCAGAATCTATGCCCTTTATCAATCTTACACAATCTCCTCTTTTTATAGAGTAATATTCGTTTGATACTTCATCATCTGAATTTACCAGCTCAATTTGAACTGTGTTTAATTCTACATTTACAGATTTTGCCATTTCATTTTGCATAATTTTAAACTGTTTTTCTTTTTGCCTTATCGATTCAATTACATTGGACATTGTATCCGTTGAAATAATATAAATATTGACCTCATTCTTTTGGCCAAATCGGTATGAACGTCTGATGGCTTGGTAAAGACCTTCAAATGAAAAGTCAAGGCTTGCAAAAATTTGATTATTACAGTTTTGATAGTTTAAGCCATAAGACGCAATTTTGGTTTTAGTAATCAGTACCCTAAATTCATTTTTAGCAAAACCTAACAATTTGCTTGACTTGTACTCAGGAGAATCAGATCCTTTAACCTCAACGCTACCAGGAATCGCCTTTAATAGCATTTCGCTTTCTTCATTTTGCTTAATCCAAATTATAAACTGCTCTGTACTTGAATTTACAATGCTTATGGCATTTTCAAGCCTATCTACCTTTGTAAGCCTTAATTCTTGGTTAAAGTTAGTTGCAGAAATAGCGACATTATTAAACAATTGACCGTTGTCCCTTTTTTTTGTTTCAATTTGTTTTTCTATAAAATTTAATGGCGGCAAATCGTACCCATCAATATTGAATCCAATATCTGATGGCTTAGATAACATAATAGCCCAAGTTCCTACAAACTTATAAAACGCTTCATTTGCATGACCTTTAAGACGCCATTTTGACGTTTCTCCGCCATCGTGAACAAAAAACATTGCCAACATTTCAGACCTTTTCATAGATCCTAAAAACTCTGCATGGTTGCCAAGTTCCATTGGATCGTTAGGCGCAGGCGTTGCGGTTGCCGCCAATTTAAAAGGAGTATTATAGAATTTTTCAATTACTAAATTCCTGATTGCGCCTTCTTCGTTTTTTAGTATTGAACTTTCATCCAATACAATGCCCGCAAAAACAGATGCGTCTATTTTTTCAAGCTGCTCATAATTGGTTATAAAAATACTTTTGCTCCCATCAAAATGAGTATAGTTTTTAACTGGTATTCCAAATTTGTCGCCCTCCATTATTGTTTGAGAGCTTACTGCCAATGGCGCCAGTATTAAAACCGGCCTTTGAGTAAAATCAACGACTTGTTTTGCCCACTCTAATTGCATAAGCGTTTTGCCAAGTCCACAATCCGCAAAGATGGCGTATTTGCCCGCTTTGAGCGCTCGTTGCACAATGTAACGTTGGAACGGAAATAAGTGCGCGTTTAGGTCGTTTTGCGCAACCTCTACGCCAGTGGCGGCGTGCTTTTTGAGCTTTCGTTGTAATAGTTCTAAGTAATCTTGATCCGGTAACATAATAAGTTAAGTTTAAATTGAATTGCAAATGTATATACAATAAGTGATAATAAAAAGTATCTACTTAAATTGGTTTTATAAATTCCTGTAATCGTTTATTGCCTTAAAAATATGATAGGCTACCTGTGGTACTATTGCGTTTCCTGCGGCCTTAATGCTTTCGTTTCTCCACTTTGGAAAGGTAATAGAGTCCAATCGCTCTGAAAACCCATCATTTCTAACACGAACTGCGGATTGAGTTGGGAACTTGTCCCAGTTTGGGCGTAAAAATCGGGAAGGCTGTTCATATTGGTTAGGCCTGCCGCTTGCAATGATTCGGTTGTTCTTGCTCCTTTCCAATCTCGCGCCCTTGGAGTTGGTAACATCTGATAAATACTCGCCACCGTCGGATCCAACCTTGACTTGTTTTTCTGAGATGGAGAATGCTCTATCCCGTTCGCATCTCTCGTTGTTGGTGTTGAGAGCATCGAAAATACCTGAGTTGCTAAATTTGGCATAGTCGTCCCGTTCGGGTACTTCTCCATCCGTTTTTTGAACTTGTCTAAATCCTGTATTTCCTCTCTGGTTGTTGGCGTAAGCCACAAACCAAACCCGCTCTCGCTTGTGTGGTGCGTTGACGCTTGCAGCTGGAAGTATAAACGGTTGTACTTCGTACCCAATAGTTTCCAAGTCAGCCCACACCTCCTCGAATACCAGCCCTCCTGACCAACTAACAAGCCCGCGAACGTTTTCGCCCACAATCCATTCCGGTTGAACCTCCCGAATAACTCTAAGCATTTCGGGCCACAAATGGCGCTCGTCTTCATTCCCGAGTCGCTTTCCTGCTGTGGAGTATGGTTGGCACGGGAATCCTCCTGTGAGAATAGTTCCATCTGCTTTCCAATCTGCTCCGAATCGTTGTTGTATTTCATCGTTTAAAATTTGTCCGTTTAGCGTGTGAATGTCGCGGTGGTGGTATGCTTTCGGCCAATAGTATTCTAAAACCTTGTTCCCAAAGTCGTTTATTTCGCAAGATGCAACGTTTGTCCATCCTGCCCATTCTGCTGCCAAATCAAAGCCGCCAATGCCGCTGAATAAAGATATATGTTTCATCGAAAAAGCATTTGAGTTTTAAGTTTGACATATAGCGCAAACTCCGGCCTTAACTCGTCGTCAATCGCTTCCCATTCCTTTTCCCATTGCTTCAATAGAGCCTCGTCCGGTTCAAACTTTGCTTTTTCGCGCTGCTTACATCCTTCGCGCTCTTGCATCCATTCTCTAAAAAAGTCCGGCATTGCGACCGCATTGGAAGGCGGTTGTTTGTTCTCTTTATGCTTTCGAGCGTTCATCCCTTCACAAAAGTCTGCCTTTTGGCTCCAATATTGAGCACACCAACTCGATAGTACTTCCAAGTCTAACCGATCAAACACTTGGCCAAATTTGCCGCTTGCCCCCATCCGGAGCGCGCATCGAAAATCGGCAACGGTTAAAAGTTTAAACTCGGTGTAAAGAACTTCGGCGATTGGTTCGAGTTGGTGTTTTTGTAGATTTTTCCCAACGTTTAAAAGAATCGCGGCGGCGGTTATCATCTCGGCAATTAGTTGTACCGCTTGTTCACCGCCTAAATAAAAACCAAGTGCGCCAAGCGTGGGAGTGTCGGCTTTTATCGCATCGTCAAACGTGGCCGGTTTTAGTTGCGGCCAAATAGCAACCATATCAACACATCGTAGCGCGGTGGCCTGTGAGAACTTGTACGGCATAACCGTTTTAATCTGCTCCCATCGTTCGAGCGTTGCCGGGTGGAGGTTATATTGAATTTGCAGCTTGTTATCCATTATTTAATAAGTTCCTTTTTTGCATTACATAACTAACTAAATCCTCGTGCTGCTCTTGCATCTTGCTTTTGCCTTCGCTTTTGGCTTTTTGCTT